AACGCTATCGGTCTCCCACGGCGGAGTCAGATCATATTCCCTGTAATGCCTGCCGAGATGCGTCCGCACAGCAGCTAAATCTTTTTCCGGGATAGCTACGCCACCCCTCGCTCCCTGTACAGCAGCTCCGGCAGCGGCAACGCCTCGCCAAACCGTGTGCTTGTTGCTAGCCCGGTGATGCGGTAATTTATACGATGCCTTAACATCTGGATGCTCTGCGTCGTACCATGTGGCCATGTCCCTTAATGCCTCGACATCGGCCTCCCTCACCTCTGCGGGGCCGTCCCATTCAGCATCCTCCGGCTCCAGCGGGAAATGCTTGAACGGAATGACTGTTTTGTTTTCTGTGATTGTCACCAGCTCGGCTGCTGTTATAATTCCCTTGCTCGTAGCAGCCAGCAGCGCCTCCGGGTTACTCGGCACAGGCACTGCGCTCAATTCCAGGAGTTCTTGTTTTTTGAATAATTTCCCAATGGTAGGGTTCCCCTCCGCATCCAGCACAGGGTCAGCATCCTTTGGGATAAATCCGACTGACGTGGCATGGAGAAATCCACCCTTAAAGAGCCGGAATATCGTATCAGCAAACGGGAAGGTCTCTTTATCGGCAAACTCAATCTTGAAAGTCAGCTTCCCGGCGCCTACATCCTTCCGCACCTCTACAGCCCTCCCAATTGGCGGGCTGCCGTAGTCGTGCGCCCATAGGAAAACCGGGTTCTTCCGAAAATGCTTCAGATCCCATCCGCTAACTCGGATAACATCGCCGTCCCTGTCCTGGGCCTCAGTAGAGCCGGTTATTTCCAGCGTCCGTTCCCCGATAACCTTAACCTCGGACTGCACGATCTTGTAAATCATCTCATCCATAATGCCTCCTAAACTACCGGAATCCACACGCAGCGGCACATGGGATGGATTGGGATCATCCCCTCCGCAGATGCTGCGCTAAACTCCTGCTTATCCAATGCCTCGCATTCATCATCAACTCTATCATCCAAGGCTGCCATAAACTCTACCTTTCGGATGCCGTTAGTTTTATAACCTTCGATATGCCCTTGAGCAGAGGCAGCAATGACCTCAGTCCTTGCTATCACAATTGACCGCCTCCGTGTAGCGTCGGCCATCACTGTCCGCACCCTGGCCGCTAATTTCGGCATCCCTTCGCCCTCAGCAAAACCGTCTGCCAATGCACCTCTCAGCTCCTGCCGTGTAGTTTCCATCAGCCCTTTTACGAGAGTGGCCGAATGGTTGACGAGCCACTCCAGAGCATCCCCGGATACTACCGGAGTTTCCTGTTTCAGCATATCCGTATGCGGATTCTCTGGCCGCACTAGTCCATCCGCAGCCAAGATCGCATCGCCCATGACCTTCTCCAGTAGGGGAAACAGGGCCTTCTTGAACATCTCTGCACCCTGTTTCTGCGACGGCAGGGCATCCGAGGGCTTGCGGGCCGTCTGGAGCTTCTCCAGTGTGATCTGTTCCAGTTTATCGAATACAGCAATGGCCCCGGCCTGAATTGGTTTTTCTTGCCCTTCTGCTATATCTACATAGCGCTGCCACCATGTCGCCTTCTGCTCATCATCATCAAGGTATTTAACTATGGATAGCCGCCGGGATAGCTGCTTGGGCGATGCCGCTGGCGCCGGCATAACCATAACCTTGTCGCTGGTCGGCATCGGGATAAGATTCATCGGGATTAAGATCACATCGCCGCCAGGAATTTTATCCTGCTGTATTAATGCCCGGCCTTCGTTGACGGTCAGAATAGAACCCTTGACGCCCTCTGTGGCTTCCTGCAATGCAAACGCCCTGTTTGCCGGCACTGGGTCTTCAAACTGTAATTTCAGCCCTCTGGAGGCCGCCCCGAACATGGGCAATAATTGCTCGTTTAACTTGTTTCTCAATCTGCTCAATCTCGGCTTGATCACTTCCTTGGCGAACACTCGCTCACCCGATTCAGCGTTGGCCAGATTGACATTCTCGGTTACACCGAGGATGGTCTGGGGTATCCCGAAAGCGCCCAGGATATTATCCCTGTTCAGCTTCCGCTGCTTCCAGAATTCCATATCCTTCTGCGATACTGTTACCGTGTCGATCTTTGCGCCGCTGCCAATGATTGCCGTCTTGTGAGCATTGCCTGTACCCCGATAGCTCTTGTTCCACTGAGCTACCATCCGCTGATGTTCGTCAGCGCTTAAATCATCCGGGTAGCTTACGACCATCCTAGGCGTCGCTGAATTGTAGAAAAAATCCCGGTTATACCGTGCCGCCAGGTTCTCGGTCTGCAAATCAACGCCGATAGATTGCGCTGGCCCAACCCCCCTATATGGATTGATTGGATTAGACCTCTTGATATGGATGACTTCCGTGACAGCCAGAGGAATCAACTCTGCGCCCCGCTTGAACACATACCCGGAAACGAACTTGCGCTGGTCTGCAATGACTCGCATATCTACCGGGGAGATTGGCCAAATCTCTGTCGGCCTGCCTGTTCCGCTCTCTCCACGATTGATCCACCAGAACGACTCCCCGACTAACTCCATATACATCTGGTGTATCTCGATTAATTCCCCGCCTGTCATGAACGGATTGACGAATTCCATCAAATCCAGTACAGGGCTGGCAAAGACTTCCTTTGATGTCCCCCCCTGCACCCTCATTAGATGCCACTCGTTGTCCGATACGGATTCAGCTATCCTGGACACCGCAGCAAATAGCCAACCTACCTGGCCATAGAACGCCAGATAGTCCCGCTGATTGATCCCGGCAGGTATTTCCAGCATACCCACACTGGCAACAAACGGCAGGGGCGCCGCCTTCTGTCTTCGGAAATAATCTAATATTGACATAACATATAATCAAAAAAAGGAGGACGCTGAAATTAATCAACGCCCTCCATTGTCTGGACAGGTGCATATTATTTAAAGGTCTAGAATTGTAGTTTAGTCTATTATATCATACGATGCAAATTATATTTACTGCGCAACATCGCTTTTATATCGTCCGGCTTTAATTTCAGGTGAAGCTCCAGCAGCACAATCTGGCCCCGCTCAAACTTTCGAGTGGCGTTACCCCACTGGCAGAAGCGCCGCTCTACCAGGGCGGCATCTGCCTCAGTGATGATTTTATCCGACAGCGCCCCCACATTGTCAGCCGAAGCCATTAAATCCCCCCCTGTACCTTTCCTTCTTCCCGTTCGAGTTCCCCGCTTCAAGAGGTTTAGTTTGCCTCGACCCTGCTGCTAATTTCCAGTAATTTTTCAATCGCACGTGTTGGGATCAAAATTCGTCTTCCTATCCTGATATGTGGGATTTCGCCGGTGGCGATCCCTTGGTATGCTGAAGGCCTTGAGATGGCCAGAATTTTGGCGCACTCATCAACCGTCAAAACTAGTTTTTCACTGATATACATCAAACCCCTCCTATTTTTGTTGTTTAAACAATAACTTAGCTTCCCCCGCAACATTATTACTCAACAGAGTGTTCCCGGCCTCAAACATCAAACGAATGAAACCAGCTTCTCCGGCCTGCCTGCCAGATACCTCAATGCCTGGGTCGTAGAGTCCACCTGGTCATCATGCTCGCCATTTGGGAATGATGACAGTTCTTCCATGTAATCGTGCAGCCATGCAGCGTGTTCAGGCAAAAACACCCGCCCTGATTCTATCAGCGGAGTGATGGCATTAGCCCTGGCCTCCTTATCCTTATCCGGCCGAACCGCCTTGAGCGGGATCAATGTCTCTCGCCGCAGCGCCTGGAGCAATGATTGCCCGCTGGCGGCATCTTCCACCAGGACAACATCTGGATGATCCCTGTTATATGCTGCTATCGCCGCATTCCTCAACTCCGGGAATTCAACTCTGTCCCTCCACACGTCGATCAAATAGAATCCGTCATCCGCCTCGCCCCACAATCCACAGACCGAGGGGTCGTTTGATTGCCCCTTTTTAAATGCTGTGTCCCAGGATTGAATCAGCCGCTTAAACTCCGGGCGCACCCGGTAATGCTTCCACCACTCCCGCTTGAAAATGTTCCCCTCTGCCAATGTTGGCGAGCCTTGAAATAGTGCCTCAAAGTTTCGGTCGCTGACGGCCCGAATCTTCAGCAGTACATCCAGCGGGTATCTATCCGGCCACAATGCCCGGCCATCCTTGATCGCCTCAAAATGTATAACGTCCCACTGTTCCACGTCTGCATTCTCTGCGGAGAGTTGCAATAGCCTGCCCACCAGATCGTCCTGATGCCAGCGTGTCATCACGATGATTATAGCAGCATCCGGGCGCAACCGGGTACGGAAGACCATGCTGTACCAATTCCATACATTGTCCCTGTATGTCGGGGAGGCCGCTTCCGCAGCGTCTTTAACCGGATCATCGATAATCCCAATATCAAACCCTCTCCCTGTTAATCCACCCCCTACGCCCACGGCATAATATGAGCCCCCGGTACGGGTTCCCCATTCTGTGGCTGATTGCCGAACCGGCACAATTGCAGTCTGCCCCTCGGTCTGGGGCCGATGCACGATATCAGGGAATATATTTTGGTATTCCGAGGATACCAGAATATCCCTGGCCTGCCGGGAATGGAACAGCGCCAGGCTTTCCGCATAACTGGCCTGAACTATGCTCTTATTATCGTTCCGGCCCAGGAACCATGCTGGAAACCGCACCGAGATCATTTCAGACTTGCCATGCTGCGGAGGCATCACTACAATCAGGCGCTTGGTCTCTCCCCTCTCTATGCTCTCCAGCCTATCTGCCAGTTGCTCCAGATGCCACGCCGTCCGGTATCTGCTATGCGTGTACTCACAGAATGAGAGCAATGAGCGCCGAGCATTCTGCCTGCATAGTTGCTCCTGCGACCACTCGCCCAGCTTTGCCGGCAATTGATCAATTGATGTATTCAGCATATATTTTAATAGCCGGGTTCACAATGTGTAATCATACTATTATTCGCCGCCTGGTTTTCCGTTTGTTGCCATCAACGTCTTTTCTACATCATCAATCGTAGCACCAAGAGCAGCATCATAAGCAGTTAAAATCGCA